CAGAGGATTGTTCTGTTATTAATGCAACTGTTGCTTGAGCTTTTTCTAAGTTTGTGAGTTCTTTGACAGAAGACTTGTTAGTCATCTCCATAGCTTTTTGCTGAACATCAGTTTCCTTGATGATGATGCCTAAAGACTTTAGAGATTCTCTTTCGCCTGTCAACGCTGATGTCATAGCTCTAACAGCTTGTTCAGCTGGAATGTTTTTCAAAGAACCTATGTCTCCAGCAAGAACTGCGACTGTCTTTGATAACTCGGCTGACTCATCAGCGGTTGCACCCATAGCGTTTGTGACACCACCAGTGAACGATAAAAGTTGTTGTAGTTCAGAAGTTGTGAAACCTGCTTTGTTAGCAAAGTCATCAACAAATGAACCTAAGGATTTTTCTGCTTCTTTGAATGTGACTGAAAAAGCGTTTGCACTTTCATCAGCATCAGAACCTAATTTTAGAAGGTTGACACCAGCTGCTGCTGCTCCAGCACCTAGAACCAAAGCACCTTTGGAGGCAACTTTCATTCCTACGCCGAGACCCTTCATACCTTTACTGGCTACAGAGCCAACAGTGCTTAGTTTACTAATCTGCTTCTGAGCAGACTTTATACCTGCTTTTAGAGCTTTAGTGTTAAGAACTATGCCTAGTTGTATTGGTTGTCTTTTAGCCATTGTTTCTCATCCTTATGAAATTTGATAATTGTTCTGAGTATTCTTGGAGTTCTCCAAAACTATATAGTTCTAACTCATATGGTTTGATGCCATAGAAATGAGTTAGGGCAGGAAGACTTTTTCGCCATTCTGCCCTTAGGCTTTTGGGATGTCTTCATCTAGTTCGTCTTGAGTTTTTACTGAATTTATATTCAGCTGACCTAAGATGTCATTGAATTTGATAGTTTTATCTTCTCGTTTAGCGATGACAAATACTATTGCACCAAGAACTTCCATATCAAGCATTGACGCTTGTCCTATTGCCTCCATTGCACCGAGCTTCGTCAGTTTTTTGACTTCCTTCCACTCAAGTCCAGTGATATCTGAATAATCCATCAGATATTGTTTGTCCCCAATAACAATTACTGGGTATTCGTTATTTTCTTCCATTGTGTCCTCTAACTGTTTGGATTTGGTTTTAGATGAGCTAGCGGAGTAGCTTGGGCTTTGCCATACATACTTTCAACTAATCTATCTAATTGCTTTATATATTCTTTTTGAAGTTCAGGAAGTCTGTCTGAAACAACAGGATAAATAAAATACCCTTCTCTTTTCTGTGGTTTCCATAACTTCTTTTTGAGTGGATTTCTAACTCTTAGAGTTGCTGTTGCCCCAAATCTTTTAGTTCCTACAGATTTTCTAATAGTTGTCCCAAAGGGATTGTATCCACCAAATTCAACCAGTCTTGCATAAGGATGCTTTGCTGGAGTTCCAACTCGGATAATAACTCCTTGTTTCATTCTTGCTGAACGAACAGAACCAGCTAATGCACCTGAGTCTTTTGGTAGCTTTGCTTTTATATCGCTAACTACAATTTGACCGAAGTTCTGATTGAATTGTTTATAGAGGTCAATTGCTTCCTTGCCTAATTGGCTAATAAGCTTGATTTGATAATCAATATCCACACCGACAACCTCTATTGCGGCTTCCAGTCCTTCTATTTGATTTTTTAGTCTTGACCTCTTTGACACTAGCTAATTGTTGCTCTTGTGAGCGCACCAGTTACTAACAATGAAGCTGAGAATGAGACTTTGTCTGAAGCTGAGCTGTCAATTGTGTAGTTAGTGATAAGTGCATTGCCTGTGTATTTAGGTAGTCCTGAAGTGTCATTTGGTCTAAAGTCAAAAGCGACTGAAGCACCATCAAACATTCCAGCGATAGCTGCATCAGCTGTGCTATCAAATGAACCACTTATGTCCATATTGAATCCAGCTACTGAAGCGATGTAGGCTTCGTTATCATCTCCAAATGATGTGACAGTTAATGTATTAACATCACGACTGAGAGACATTGAATCCACATAGCTAGTGAGAGCTGTGCCATCGATTGTTATTGCTGAATCTTTTCCTGCAATGAATGCCATTATTTTCTCCTAATATATTTTGATTACTTCTTGTTTGGGCTAAACGAAACTTGAAAGGTTGCTGAACCACCTGTGACAGTGATGACCAATCTGACATATCTATTGATAGTGCCAGTTGGAGCAATTCTTTCTGATGTTGTTCCAGTTATAGCTGTGAAACTTCCTGCGGTCACATCAGCAAACGATGAGTTGTCTGCACTAGATTGCAATTTTACTGCAATGTTGGCAGAGCTGTCAGCTGTGCAATGTAGAAAGGCTTGTCCACCAAATGTTGTTGATGAACCAAAGTCAACAGCTGTTGTAGTAGCTGTCGCACTTGTGTCAGTTAGAGCGTATATGCTCAAACCTCTTCCAAAATTATCTCCAGTGAAAGTTGAAGAAACTCCAACTGCATCACTGACATTTGAATCAATTGTGTAGTTCTGAATTTTTGAGTTCAAAACAACACAAGGTTCTCCTGCTGTAGTTCCATTTTGAAAGACTGTTAATGGGGTAGCTGTAGTTGTTGAAAAAGCATTAGTGAGTTCTTCATCAACTGCATCAGTAGAACCATCGAATAGACCTGAGATATCAAGATTTGCTGTAGATATTCCCTCTATATAAGATTCGTTATCATCGCCAAACATAGTTGTCGATATCGCATTCATATCTCTTGAAAATGAAAAATTATTGAAATAACTTGTGAGGTCGAATGCTCCAAATAGAACACCTGAGTTTTTTCCTGCAATGAATGCCATTATTCTTCCTCTTCTTTCAATTTGTGTTCAGGAACTATGAGTTCTTGTTCAACCATCCATCGAGGTGGTTGCTTGACAGTGATTTCAGTTCCTGCTGGGAAATCTTTGTCTTTGATGTTCAAATCTACTTTTGCAAAGTATTTGATTTTTTTATTAGCCATAATTTACTCCGATAGTATTGCTTCAGCTTCTACTTGAATTTCTATCTGACAAAATCGTCCTTCGTCAGACAAACCATTCTCTTCAGTGAAACTTCTAACTCTTGAAACTAGGACAGCTCCATTGATGGTGGAGTCATCTGCTAGTTCATCTATAATTTCTTGTGCAAGTTCTAAAGCTCTGTCTCTTGCCGCAGCTGCGACTGAATCTCCAGCTCCAGGTTTGAGTGCATATGTGAAAACAGTCATATCAAGGTTCTCTTCATACACACTGCCAAAAGCTTCAAAGTCCATACTTGAAGAACCATCTGCAATGAATATCATTTCAGTTTTAGGAGCTTCATCTGCTGGTGGGAACTTGAATATTGAGACACCTGAAAGAGCAGCTCTTGCACTTAGTTGCGTCTTTAGGTTATCTCTTAGAACTTTTATCTGTGAGTTAATTGCCATTTAGACTCCGAATACTTTTTCTGAGTTTTCATCAATCCATTGGTTAACTTCAGGAATACGAGTTGGGTTCTTGAAACCGCCTCCTTGTGTGACAAGTGCTATATTTCCTAATTCATCATTGAACGAAGTCGCTCTATCAGGAATATTTGATGCAACAATCCTATCAACTAAAAGTTTCAGTCCGATTCTATCTACACCATTTCTGATGTAGTCCCATCCATATTCGTATTCAATAACAACTGGAAGGGGAAACTCACTTGTTGGTTTCTCAAAGAATCCATCTGTTCTGTGAATAAATCCAGCATTGTTATCTATTTCAAAATTAGAAGTTGCGACTGTTTCTCCTAATACTGTGCAAGATAAAACCTTTGTGATATGGAAACTTGGTGGAGAGATTATTCTGTCTCCTTCGCCTTCTAGTTTCACTCGGTTATATCTTGAAACCCAAGAAACCCCAGTCCATTGTTCTAATAGTTCAGTTATCTTTTGCCTCTCATCAAGGATTGCTTCATCTGCGTAGTCACTAGCTGAGTTCAACTGTGCTACATCAAAGCTTCTTGCTTGTGCTTCAGTGAATATTGGAAAACCAATAATCTCGTGATTACTTCTAAGTTTCTGAGTTACTGACTCCCAAGTTCCAGTCCATACTGCATACAACTTATTGACATCTGCTGTATTAGCGATGCCTAAGTCATAGAAATATATTCCTGTTGATTCTTTTGTTGCTGTTTGAGCATTGACAATAACTGTTCCACCTTCATCAGTGACAGTCACAGTGACCGCAGCTGCGGCATCAGTTAGACTTCCATCCACATATGCTTTGACTGCTATTCGTCCTTTTGAATCTTTGATAACTTGACCTGTGCCATTAGCTACTTGATAACCAATCATTATTACTTCCTATTAGGTTTGGATTTAGATTTCCTCTTTTTGCCTTTTTTGGTATAAGGCATTAACTTTTTTCTTTTCCAGCTTTAGCTGAGGCAGTTTTTTTAGGAGCAGACTTGATAGCTTCAGCCCAACCTTTTTCAATAAGGTCAACTGCGT